ATTCTTGATTTAAATAAGTCAATGCGGAATCTTAATGACAATTTGCTCAATCAAGCACAGTTATTGGGCCTGCAGGACCCAGCAAGCATACATATACACATCAATAGCTTTGGAGGCAGTGTTTTTGCTGGCTTATCGGCTGTAGACTATATAAAGGCATGTGAAGTCCCGGTTATTACAGTAGTCGAAGGGTGCGCAGCATCTGCAGCAACTCTTTTTAGTGTTGTTGGTACACACAGACAGATAAGGTATAATTCCTTTATGCTGATTCACCAGATATCTTCCGGAATGTGGGGGAAATACGAAGAATTAAAGGATAGTTTAGACAATTGTGATCTTTTCATGCGAATTATCAAAGACATCTACAACGAACATACAAAAATACCTAAAAAGAAACTTAATGAGATCCTAAAGCATGATTTGTGGTTTGACGCTGAAACGTGTCTTGAATATGGCTTAGTCGACGAGATAATTTAGTGGGTTATGCCAATATATGAGTATAAATGTGAAAAATGTCGCTTTGTTTTTGAAATAATACAAAAAGTTGATGAAACGCCGCCATTATGCGAAAATATAGTAGTTAGCGGTTCTCTAGAGAGACGATGCAACGGAAAGTGTAAGAAACTTATCTCAAAGAGCACTTTTGCTTTAAAAGGTGAATGTTGGTACAAAGATGGGTATACAAAGAAGAAAAAAGGACTAAAATAGCAAATTTTCAATTATTCTCTTTTTGAGAAGCAATTCTTTGTTGATATTATTTTTTATAAACGAAACTAGCTCGCTATACTGTGGAGATAGGCTAAGAAAGGGAAATCGGATATAAACAGAGTGAATCATACCTATTAATTTTCCTTTTTCATCAAAAATTGGAGATCCAGACGAACCACCGACTGCCGGTACTGAATATATGGCTCGTTCTTCTAATACCCCATCATAATAACCATTAAGAATAGGCACCATTCCTTTGCCAAATATACCAATTGGCGCCGCTAAATTATATGCCCTATCTCCATGGACCGGCGGATGCTTTGCAATTTCTACCGGAGTTCTGAAAAAACCATAGGAATAGATCATACACACATCGATTTCAGAATCATAATTTAAAACTACTGCTGTGTACTTGTCTTTATCAACATCAATTATTTGGAATTCTCTTTTTGAATAATCAACTCCCGGCTGAGAAGATACGTAAGCTTTTACCTCTTCGTTATCACACACGTGAGCAGCTGTTACCAAATAAGACCCTTCATCGTCGTAAGAAACAACAAAGCCTGATGCCACTGAGCCTAGGCGCCTTTCGTCGCATTGTTCTAACTCTGCAACATTTGTTTTACATATGGTTAGATCGATCGTTTTTCTTATTTTTACGAATGAGTTTTTTGGTAAAATCTCACTTAAGGAATCTCTTTTATTTGAAAAAATCGGATCTTTGCAACAGTGTAAAACGCACGAAGATAAGAAAATTGCAGCGATCACCAAACATGTCTTTATGAACTTATTAAACATTTTAAGTTAACTCCTACAAGGATAAATAGATGAATTTACGTAAAAAAGGGCCAAAAGGGCTACATAAGTCTATATACATATTATAACTCAACAAGAGGAATTCCGTTTTCATGAACAAAAACAACGTTTTAGATAGATCGATCATTATGATCGCTATAATTACTAGCCTTGTTACACTTTCATTGTGTGTACTTGTAAACTGTACTTCTGCGGTACAAAACAAGAGATTGCCACAACCATCTGCAGAAATTGAAAAACCAATCATTACTGATGATTTATCATATTTTTCAGAAGATCAGATCCTCACTGAAGAATTTGAGGAAATTAAAGATTCGAACATCGTATATACGATGCAGGTGATACTATATGATAAAAAAGGCAAAATGAAAGAGCAGTTGACCTTAAAACCGTCAGCGAAACGATAAATTAATCATATTTACCTATTTATTATGAAGACTTTAAGATAGGTTAATATATGGCGAAAAAGACTTATGTGCTAGACACAAATGTTTATTTAACAGATGCCTATTCAATTAATTCATTTGGTAATAATGATATATTGGTACCATTTAAGGTACTTGAAGAAATAGATAAGCATAAGAAACGACAGGACAGCGTCGGTTTAAATGCACGAACTATCATAAGGATCTTGGATGAGCTAAGAGCTAAAGGCAGTCTCAAGAAGGGCGTCCGCGTAGACAAAGGAAAAGGAATAGTATTTGCTAGACCTCATGTGTTGTCGTTGTTGCCCGTTGAATTTGATCGCAATGATCCGGACAATACAATTATAAGTGCCGCTCTTGCGGAGAAAGAAGATAATCCCGATAAAAAAGTTATCGTTGTTACTCGCGATATCAATATGAGAATTAAGTGCGACGCACTTGGTTTACCATCCGAAGATTATCAAGCAGATCAAGCGGTAACTGATAGTGAGTTGTTATATTCAGGGTTTACTAAATATCTTGTTGATGATCAGATAATAAATCAGTTTTATGATGGAGAATTAGTGCAGGCCACAGAAGACGACATTACGTTATATCCAAATCAGTTTGTGATGCTTGTATCAAATGCGAACGATAAGAGAACAGCCTTGGCTAAATTTATCAACTATTCAGAGCCTTTAAGAAAAGTGGTAGAATATAAAAATGTTTGGGGCGTGAAGCCTAGAAACAAAGAGCAAAGTTTTGCATTGGACTTGCTGATGGATGAAAAAGTGCCAATTGTATCTTTGGTGGGAAAAGCAGGCTCCGGAAAAACTTTGTGCGCCATAGCCGCTGGCCTTGAACAGGTTTTAGAAGGTGATTCGGAAGGGAGATACAAAAAAATTATAGTTTCCAGGCCTATACAGCCGATGGGAAAGGACATTGGTTACTTGCCGGGAACGTTAGAAGAAAAAATGGCGCCATGGCTAGCTCCAGTTCAAGATAACTTGGAATTTTTGATGGGCAACAAAAAAACACTCGATATGTATATAGATGAAGGCACAATTGAGGTTGAAGCCTTGACTTATATTCGTGGCCGTTCTATAGCGAATACGTTTATTGTAATTGATGAAGCGCAACAATTAACAAAACATGAAATAAAGACTATACTTACAAGAGTAGGTGAAGGCACAAAGATAGTGTTTACTGGAGATATTGAACAAATTGATAATGTATATGTCGATGAGACCTCGAACGGGCTTACTTGCATAGTTGAAAAGTTTAAAGAACATGACGTTGCAGGACATATCATATTGAAAAAAGGTGAAAGATCGAAAGTGGCTACTTTGGCTGCTAAAATATTATAACAAGCGAGGTTAAAAAATGAGTACAGAGCATGAAGATAAAGCTTATCACAACCCCTTACTTAAGGAGCAAGTTGCTTCTGAAACAGAGGTTAAGAGTTGGCTAGTTGAATATGTGGGCGCGCAATGCGAACCAGAAGACAGCAATGTAACTGTTGAGATGATTGTTGAAACAGTCGCTAAAGAATTCCCGGAATTCTTGATGGTCGTAGCTGAAGAAAATTTTATGCGTGGATATGAGCAGGCCTTAAATGATGTGGAGAGTTATAACCAAGTCATTAAGGAACACGATCAGATGTTGGCTAAACCAGCTGCAGATGATGACGAATAGAAAAAATATAAGTTCATACCTTAAAAAATCTCACTCTGACGCCATTAAAAATCAGGATCATTTGCAACTTTTCGATGGTGAACTACAGGTTTTTTTAAAAGAGCCGCCGACAGAAGAGATTGACATTGCAAAAGTGTTTAATAGTCTTGAGAAACTAGTTCCGAGTCATTTATTTTATAATGTCGACACCATTATCATGGGCGAACTTGAAGAGTTCGCAAAGCGCGATACAAATGCACTGTATCAAGATGGAGCTATATATGTTTCTAGCGAACAAGACAATGAAGAAGATATGCTGGATGACATAATACACGAGCTAGCTCACTCGATAGAAGAATATGCCCAAGAAGAAATCTATGGAGACTCAACTTTAGAGGAAGAGTTTTTAGGAAAAAGAAAAAGATTACTTGACATTTTGGACTTAGAAGGGTACAATGTATATAAGAATGAATTTTTGGATTTAGATCATTCAGAAGCTTTTGACGAATTTCTTTATAAAGAAGTAGGGTACCCAACGTTGATATCCTTGACAATGGGGCTATTTGTTTCCCCGTATGCAGCAACTTCATTACGAGAATATTTTGCAAATGGTTTTGAAAATTATTTTCTTGGCGATAAACGATACTTGAGAAAGTTGAGTCCTTATTTGTTTAATAAAATACAAAACATAGTGGAGATAGAATAAAATGACAGTTGATAAAGAAAAACAGCAGAAGAAAGTGCCTCACGTATCTTTTTCTGAATTAAAAAATTGGCAACGTTGTCCCTTTTACCATAAACTAACTTATATAGATGGACATCGCCTTTTTAAAGGTAATGAATACACAGCGTTTGGTTCGGCTGTACACAGCGTTTGTGAGAAACTTGTTTTAGAAGACGATCTGAATCCTCATGAATATTTTACACACATGTTCTCTAAAAACCTCGAAGATCTTTTGAAGAATGACGTTGAACTAAACAACGATATAGTGGCTCCCATGGAAAAACAAGGCTTAGGCTTAATAAACTACATCAAGCCAGCGCTTAGAGATTACTTTAAAGATTATGAAGTTGTGACAGTCGAAGAAAAATTGTCTCAGCAAATTAAAGAGTTTGTTGAAAAAGAGTACAATTTCAAAGGATATATTGACCTTGTCCTGAAAACGCGGGATGGAAGGTACCATATTATTGACTGGAAAACGTGCTCATGGGGCTGGGACGCCAGAAGAAAATCTGAAGCAATGAGCACATATCAGTTAATATTTTATAAACATTATTATTGTGATAAGCACGACATTGATCCTTCAAACGTGGATGTACATTTTGGACTTTTAAAGCGAACAGCGAAGAAAAACAAGATTGAGCTATTTAAAGTGACTAGTGGGCAAAAAAGAACAAACAATGCTATTAACTTTTTAAATAAAGCGTTGTATAATATAAACAATAAAAATTATATCAAAAATAAACTTTCGTGCACCAATTGCGAATTTTATAAAACAGAACATTGTCCTTAAGAGGTTAAATTGAACGAAAAAAAGATTAAGATTTTTACATTAGGTGACCATCCTTTGTCACCATCAGGCGTAGGAACACAAACAAAATATGTTGTTGAAGCCCTCCTTAATACGGGAAAATATAAAGTCATTAGCTTCGGCGGCGCCATAAAGCACATAGATTATGAGCCAATGAGAACCGAAGAGTATGGAGATGATTGGGTGATATATCCAATTGACGGATACGGCACACAGGAAGCTATACGTGGTGTCATTAGAAACGAAAAACCAGATGTTTTATGGTTCATGACAGATCCGAGATTTTGGGACTGGTTATGGGCAATGGACCATGAGATTCGTGCTCATATGCCAATGGTCTACTATCATGTGTGGGATAATTATCCGTATCCTAAATTTAACAAACAATATTATGATTCTAACGATTTAGTGGTAAGTATTTCTAAAGTTACCGATGATATTGTTCGAACGGTAGCTCCGGATGTAGAATGTATATATTTGCCACACGCGGTCAACGCAGAGATATTTAAGCCAATGTCAGATGCGGATAATAAAAGTTTTAAAAAATCATCCGGATTGTTAGGCGCGGTAGGTGATAAATTTGTATTCTTCTGGAATAACAGAAACGCTCGACGGAAAATGAGCGGAAGTATTGTATGGTGGTTTAAAGAATTCTTAGACAAAGTTGGACATGACAAGGCATGTTTAATTATGCACACCGATCCACATGACGAACATGGACAAGATTTGCAAGCCATTATACAAGAATTGGGGATAGCCAACGGTGAAGTATTGTTTTCACAAGAAAAATATCCACCGGACGAACTGGCCAAGATCTATAGTGTTGCAGACTGTACAATTAATGTATCAGATGCAGAAGGGTTTGGATTGGCAACGTTAGAATCGTTATCATGCGGAACTCCTATAATTGTTAATATGACTGGTGGCCTTCAACAGCAGGTTACAGATGGAGAAGATTGGTTTGGTATAGGGATAGAACCCGCATCCAAAGCAATTATAGGCTCTCAACAGGTGCCATATATATATGAAGACAGAGTGAGTAAAGAAGATTTTATTAACGCACTGCTTAAAATGTATAATATGCCTAAAAAGAAAAGAAAGGAACTTGGCGCCAAAGGCAGAGAATATGTAATGAAAGAGTACAATTTTAATACTTTTTGCCAGAAATGGAATGCTGTTTTTGATCACATACATGATAAACATGGGTCGTGGGAAACAAGAAAGTCATATAAAAGTTGGAATATTACAGAGGTTAAATAATGAAAAAGGTTTTAGTCAAAGGGCCCGTCTTTTCAAGATCCGGGTATGGTGAGCAAACAAGATTTGCTCTTAGATCTTTAGCACAGTATCCCGAAAGATTTGATATTTTTATAGAAAATATTAGGTGGGGAAATACAGGTTGGATCTTTGACGATGACAGTGAACGAATATGGCTGGACAATCTTGCTAAAAAGTCTATTACATATGGAAAACACGTAAATAATTATGATATATCAATTCAGGTCACCATTCCGCAAGAATGGCAAAAAATAGCACCTATTAATATTGGCTACACAGCTGGTACTGAAACGACAAAAATTTCTTCACAATGGGTTCAAGCTTCGAACTTTATGGATAAAATTATTGTACCATCAAGCCATTCTAAATTTGCATTTGACAACACAGTACATCAAGTAATGAATGAGGCAACGAGAGAACCGGTAAGTATAAAATGTCAGACACCGGTAGAAGTTGTTAATTTTCCTGTAAAAGAGTGCGAACCGGAAGAAATAGACATTGACCTAGAACATGATTTTAATTTTTTGGTTGTTTCTCAGTGGAGTCCACGCAAGAATTTGAAGAATACGATTCGTTGGTTTATGGAAGAATTTAGAGATGATGAAGTTGGTTTGGTGTTGAAAATCAACTGTGCAAGTGATTGTACAATGGATAAGGCCCTTACTTTAAAAAAGATACAAAAATTCTCTAATGAATATAAAGACAGAAAATGTAAACTTTATGTTCTTCATGGAACAATGAAAGAGAGCGAGATGATAGGGCTGTATACTCATCCCAAAATAAAAGCATTAATTAATATTTCACATGGCGAAGGCTTCGGACTCCCTGTTTTTGAGGCAGCACATAACAGCTTGCCAGTAGTTGCTTCTAATTGGGGCGGAGTAACTGACTTTATGAACGCGCCAACGAAAGATAAAAAAGGGAAAATGAAAAAAAGGCCTCATTATGCAAGCGTTGAGTATGATATTAAGCCTATTCAACAAGATGCCGTTTGGGAACCAGTTTTAGTTAAGGATTCAATGTGGTGTTTTCCTAAAGAGGGTAGCTATAAAAAAACCATAAGAAGCGTGTATAAGAGTCATGGCCAATATTTGAGTAAAGCTAAAAAGTTGGCACCACAATTGCGAGAAAGACTTTCGGAAACAAACCAGTTCAAGCTTTTCGCGGATCATGTATATGACGGAGAGGATTTGAAAGATGTTGAATACATCTTTGTTAGTGACATGTTTGCTAGTGAGTTTCAAGGCGGAGCAGAGCTTAGTTTACAAACGTTGATTAATAGTTGTCCAGCTTCATCGGTGGCAATTAAAGCTAATGCGGTCAGTGAACATTTTCTTGATATATGGAAGGACAGTAAGTGGATTTTTGCAAATATGACAGCAATGCACCCGGAAGTTGTTAGCCTGCTAAAAGAAAAAGAAATTGTGTATTCTTTCGTTGAGTACGACTATAAGATGTGTAAACACAGAAATCCGGCATTGTATGAGTTTGTGGAAGGTGAAGCTTGTGATTATGCTAAAACTGGGTTGGCAACCGTGATTAAAGATTTCATGATGAACGCCCAATCAGTTTTCTTTATGGCTAAAAAACAAAGGGATATTTATACTGAGCATTTTCCGGAATTAAAGGAAACGAACACTCATATCTTATCTTCACTTTTCGAAGAACAACATTTAGACTATATTCAAAAATTAAGAAACAAACATTATGATAAGGGAAGATGGCTTGTACTTAATTCAAACAGTTGGGTTAAAGGCGTCGCCGCATCTGAAAAATGGTGTAAGGACAATAAAGTTGAATATGACTTGGTTGGAGATCTAAGCTATGATCAGTTTTTGAAACAATTAAGAGTTTCGAAGGGAGTGTGCTTCAAACCAGATGGCTTAGACACATGTCCTAGGTTTATTATCGAGGCTAAGCTTCTTGGTTGTGAACTAGAGTTAAATGACAAGGTACAGCATGCCGGCGAAGAATGGTTTAATTTAAATGCCGAAGATATGGTAAAATATCTGAAGTCTAGAAAAGATTATTTTTGGCAAAAAGCATTTAACTGATGAAAAACCATTTTACGATTGTCGTTCCTGCTTACAATGTAGAGCAGTGGGCAGAGAAAAATATAAAATCAGCCCTTACACAAGATTACGACAATTATGACGTTATATATATAAATGATGCGTCTACAGACGAGACTAGAAAAATTGTAGACTCAACTTTTCAAAATTTGGTTAAAGAGACGAATGCCGACTCTAAAGTCATGCACAACGAGAGTAACAAAAAGGCTCTTTACAATATTATAACTGCTGTTAAATTAGCTCGCCCAAATAGTATCATTGTAACGTTAGATGGCGACGACAGGCTGCCACATAAAAATGTCTTAAGTTCGTTAGATGAAACTTATTCATCATCTAATGTGTGGATGACAGCCGGCTCGTATGTTGATTCTTTGACTGGTCTTATTGGAAATCCACAAGTCGACGAATATTTTTGGCAAGGAAATATAAGGCATAAAGAATGGGCTTTTTCACATCTTAGAACGTTTCGTAAAGAACTGTTTTTGAAAATCGATGAAGCAGATATGACAGATAAAGATGGAGAAATCTACAAGTATACCTTCGATCAAGTTATGATGTTTCCGATGGCAGAAATGTCCGGACCAGAACATTGTGTATTTATAAAAGAGCCTTTATATGTTTACAATAGAGATAACCCAATATCAGTTGATAGAGTTCACCGAATAGACCAATTAAGGATCGAACAAACGATTAGAAATAAGAAACCTTATTCAAGATTAGAGGCACTATGAATAAGAAAAAATTAATTATATTTGCTCCGACGCCTGTTTATGGCGCTGGCATAAATTTAGTAGAAGCTATTAATATGTATTCTGAAAAGTATGTTGCCGAAGGCTGGTATATAGATAAATCTACTTATCCTTTTTATAGTGAGAAACAAAAAAAGGATTGGAAGCATGTAATTGGCTCTTTCGAGAATTTAAGTTATGTGCGCAAAGTACTAGAAAAGCCAGATGTATATTTTTTTGGGATATCTGGTAGAGCTGTTGAAATGCTTTTAAATTTATATAAATTTTATGTTTGTTTACCTCCATCGCCACTTGCTCATGATGAAATAGAAATTTTTGATAGTTTTGCATACAATGGAGAAACTTCAAACAAGACCCTCAAACTTGAAAGACATCAATTGCTTGAAATTGGCATCGGCGCATCTACAGCTGGTTGTTTCCCTTCTATTATAGAACTTCTTCGTCTCGTATTCCCTAATGTATCCAATACACAGGCACTAAGCATGCTCCACAATCTTCTGGGTCATAAAAAACTTAATGAAAGGCTAGCCTTTTGGTGGACAGATTCACTGTATAGAAAAGATTTTGAGAACTATAATAAGATTACAGAGTTGTACAATATACAGACATTTGCAATGTTAGATTTGTTGAGGCTAAGTGAAAAGTCTTTACCATTGATGCAAACATATAATATTGATGCAAAGGAAGAAAAATATAAAGACTTTACGGTTATACACACGCCAGGACATAGAGAATCGAATAAAAAAGGTACTGATGTAGTTAAAAAAGTTGCAAAAAAACTTCAGGACATTAAGTTCAATATATATGGAAAAAACAGCTTCGTACCAAATGAACAGTTAGTTAGTGAAAAAGTGAAATCTCATGTCTGCGTAGATAAAATAACAAAAGATGCGATGCTTGGTACCAATGGCGTTGCTGGTGGCCCCGGGAAATCTGCTTTAGAATCAATTTACGCAGGCATACCAACCATTTGTTCGATGCAAGAAACGCTAAATGAAAGAGCCGGTAGATATAAAGATATACCAATTATTGATGTTAGAAATGAAGAAGATCTTGAGAAAGAACTCATAAAACTAAGCACTGATAAAAAATATTATAATGAGATATCAAACAAAGTAGAAGAGTGGGCTAAAGTTCTAACTTATGAGAACACTGTAAAATATTTAGATGAAAATTTATATAAATGAACAAGAAAAAATTAATTATATTTACGCCTAATCCTTTTTATGCAACGGCGACAAATTTTGTAGACGCTATAAATTTATATTCTAAAAGATTTACCGCCCATGGAGTTTATGTTGAAGAAAGTCCTTATGACCGTCTAAGCGAAGAGCAGAAAAAAGATTGGACAAATTTATACAGTTCAGCTGAGTTTATTGATCATTTGCTAGAGCTATATCAAGACTCAAACAGTCATTTTTTAGGAATTTCAACTCGATCCGTTGAGATATTTTTTCAACTTTTTTTACTTCACCATGGGCTTCATGATATTGATTCAACAGTGAAGATTTCCTTCGATACCTTGTCGACTCCGGAAGAGGGTAAAAAAGAAAATAGTTTAGATATACCTAAATCCTTTTTTACGCGTCTTTGTTTCGCTGGACGTCAAAAAGGTCTTTTTGGAAAAACAGAAAATTTAGATAATAATAACACCTTTTTAGCTATGGCTCTTTCTCAAGTGACTATGTCATATGCGAGTCAATTCTTAGACAACTATTTGAGGCATAAAGACTTTTGTAAAAGGCTTGCATTTTGGTGGTGTGGTTCGCCATATAGACAAAGGCCTGATAGTTATAACGCCTTGACAGATCAACACAATATACAAACCTTTGCTCATCTAGATTTACTAAGGCTGAATGAAAAATCCTTACCATTAGCGTTCGTGTATGATTTCGATTTATCTGAAGATAAGTATGAAAATTTTACTGCCATACACACTCCGGGCCTTCAGATGTTTAAAGGAACTGACATAGTTAAAGAAGTTGCAAATAATCTTTCGGATATTAAATTTGATATATATGAAGGGCATAATTTTTTACCAGGTAAACAAGTGATTCTTGAAAGAGCGAAATCTCACGTCTGTATAGATAAGATAACAGAGAATAGTATACTCGGACTTTCAGGCGCCATGGGCGGCATTGGTATGTCTGGCTGCGAAGCAATTTATACTGGAACTCCAACGATTTGTTCAATGCAAGAAACAGCAAACGAACGTTTAGGTCGATATAAAAATATACCTGCTATTGACATCAGAACTGCGTCTGAGCTTGAAGAGGAACTTAAAAAGCTAAGCACTAATAAAGAATATTATAAAGAGATATCAAGTAAAACAAAAGAATGGGCAAAAGTTCTAACTTATGAAAGTACCGTTAAATATCTAGACGAGGTGCTGTACAATGGATAAAAACTACTGCATAAAAGAAGGGTATATTTCTAGAAAAGAATATAACCAAAATGTACAAATTGAATCAGGTGATCAGTTTCAAGACGAAGTATATCAAAGAGCTAGGCAAATATTAGATGAACACAAATATAAAAAAGTGCTTGACATCGGCTGTGGTTCGAGCTTTAAGCTAATTAAATATTTTAGAGACAGGCCTTTTGTTGGACTGGATCTTGAACCTAATCTTTCATGGTTAAAGGAAACATATCCTTATTTTGATTATAGACTTTCAGATTATAACAATCCTCTCAAAGATGAATTTGATTTGGTTATTTGTTCCGATGTTATTGAGCATGTGCTAGACCCGGACCTAATGATTGACTTTATCAACAATATAAATTTTAAGCAGTTGGTGATTTCTACTCCGGAACGTGATATAATACAACGGGTACAAAGGGAAATGAACTGGGATGTTAAAGAAAGCGGCCCTCCTGCAAATATATGCCATGTGAGAGAATGGACAAAGGACGAGTTTGCAGAATATATTTCTCAGACTTTTGATATCGAAGAACATTATATAACCCCAATTCAAATAGAATGTCAAGTAATTGTGGCGACTAAGAAAAAATGAATATATTTTTAGACAATGTAGCAATTGGCTCAAGCACAGGTCCAAATCATTTTGGCACAAAACTATTAAAATATCTCAAAAAGCAAGGACATAGGTGTTATACAATTCCAATTCCGCCACCAGAAATACAACTTTCGTTTATCGAAGCTAACTCTAATAATTTAAGTGTACCTGTTGTACAAAGATTGGATGGAATTTATTTCGATAGAACTAAAGATCACACATTGCAGAATACAAATATTTTGGACACCTATAGAAAAGCTAGTGGTGTGATATTCCAGTCAGAGTATAGCAAGAAGTTAGTATTTAAATACTTTGGAGAACATGCAGATTACGAAATAATTCACAACGGCGCCGACTTGGAATTGATGGATGAAGTTGACCCGGCAAACAATAAAGAACTAGAAGATTATGAGAATGTTTGGTGCTGTGCATCGAACTGGCGCGGCTGGAAAAGGATGCCTGACAATATTAGATATTTTTTAGAGTTTTCTGGCAACAAGGACTGCCTTATAGTTGCCGGTATGCCAAAGCCATGGGAAATGGTAGAACATGATAGAATATTTTATTTAGGGCAGGTGAGCCCTCTTTCCTTGTTTTCGTATATGAAGGCGTCTAAACATTTTATACATCTTGCAAGGTATGATGCGTGCCCCAATGTTGTTGTGGACGCAAGAGCAGCCGGCTGTAATATAATATGTTGTTCAGAGGGCGGCACAAAAGAGATTGCAGGTCCGGATGCTACAATAGTTGTAGAAGAACCATGGAATTTTGAACCTGTTGACGTCGACCATCCACCAAGATTAAAGTTTGATAATATTACGAGCAACAATTTTGATTCTGACATCGATATGAACAATGTGGCCGAAAGATATGCAAATTTTTTAAAAAATATGAAGGAGAGTGAAGAATAATGCTAGTAAAACAATACGTAGGCAATTTTTTGATGAATTTGGATCTAGCAGATAACGGCATATCTCAGACCCTATATAGCGTAGGAGGAAGAGAAAAGGCCTTTATGGGCATATTAGAAGACACTGTGAAGGAGGGTATGGTTTGCCTTGATTTGGGCGCTAACATTGGCTATACGACGCTTTACATGCTAAACAACGTTGGAGAAGAGGGATTTGTGTATGCAATTGAACCTGGAAAACATAACTTGGAATTACTGCAGCAGAACGTTGAGCTAAATAATTATGAAGATACGTGTGAAATTGTAGAAGGGGTTATATCATCTGAAGATGGAGTACTGGACTTTTGGTTGGCAGACGCGCCAAACTTGCATAGTTTTATAAAAACCAATAGGAGCACGAGTAAGGTTAATGTAGAAGCGTATACACTGGAAACGTTTTTGAAAAACAGGAAATTTCCAAACTTTATTAAAATGGATGTCGAAGGGCATGAAGTCGATATCTTTAAGGGCGGCCTGAACTATTTTAAGAATAACCCTGGACCCACAAACATATTGATAGAAGTGCATCCGTCACTATATAACGAAGAAAATGATTTTGCAGAAATACTAAAAGAATACTTTGCCATTGGCTTTAGACCTAAATATGTTGTGACCACTCCTGTACCACAACCAAAATTGTTTAAGGAGGCTGGTTATGAGCCAATCAAATCTGTACAAACAGATGGCTTTCATAGAGGTGTTTATGAAAATATTTCTGAAGAACATCTTTTAGAATTTGCGTGCAAGGAGAATGCTGAAGGCAACAGTAAAAAGATAGTCAGAAGCTTTATGATAACGAGAGATTAAAATGAAAGAACAAATTAAAATAAATTACTTTGACTTAGGTCTTCACACTGCTAATGAGCTTTTTAGGACATGTGAGCTTTTGGATGATAATTATTCCGGTTGGAGAGCTTATGGGTTTGAGGCCTGTGGTCTATATCATGATTTTTGCGAAGAGAGATTTAAAGGGAACACACATGTAAAGATTATACATGGCGCGATATCAAATACCGAAGAAGACATTAAACTTCATTACGCAAATAACGCACTTGGACATTCCATTTTTGAATCTAAAAATGAAGAGGTGACAGATACTTTTGTTGCCACTAGTGGAAGCATAGACGTCGATGCACTATCTACACTGCCTTCCACTAGTTTGCCTATGATGTTTAATCATTGCTTTGTAAATGGTGATTTTAGTAAAGTTACACCGGGACTTTCATTAGAAAAGATATATTCTTGGGTCAAAAAATACTCTGAGGAATTTCAAGCCGGGATCCCAATTGGCTTTACTGAAGGTAATAAAATTTCATATATCGATGCAACAAACGTCCCCATATGGTTTCAGGGCGGAGGACTCATAGCGAGACGAGACAAGACCCTCAACCCGGTACCACAGTATGAATACACAAAAGGAATAATATTTTCAAAATGGCTTAAGGAAAATATACCAGATTTTGAGAGTAGTTTTAATATACTGAGGGTTAATATAGAAGGCGCCGAGGTACATTTATTTGAAGACCTAATCAACAGTGATCTGATAAAACATTTTGATATATTTTGTGGCACGGGCAACGATGTAGAAAAAATCTCAGAACATTCTGCAGATAAATATTACAAAATGCTAGATGATAATGAAATAAAAATGTATAGATTTACAGATTGGAAACCAGAATTAAATGACATGATAGGAGACATTATAATAGAGAAGGTTAAAGAGTGGAAAACAAAAAATGTACTTTCCTGAAAATTTAGACAACTTCGGCGTAATTCTAAAGGGCTCAAGTATTAAACATATATGTGATTATACTGATAAGTTTGACCACTGTTTTATGGTTAACAACTTTGATAGGAACACCGACAATAAAAATTCTGAATGGGAGACTGTATCACCACACTTAAAGGGAAAAGAAATTGTTCACTTTGTCAATAGATTAACAACTGCTCCGTTATTGAGAGAGCATTATGAAGAACTGAATATCAAACATGTTCAATTTCCTAAAACCGCAATGGACGATGCTTTAAGAATTGTAAGACCCTATTACGAGGATTGTGGTTTGAAGTGCCATCTTTTACCGGAAGAGGCTTTAAAATATAATGATTTCTTTGATGATAAATATTACCTGAAACCTGGCGACTCAAATTACAGAGCAAAGCATCCAAATACGGGAGTCCTGGCCATAATTTATGCAGCAGGATTGTTAAAGGCAAAGAACGTATGGATAATTGGATTAGACTTTTATCAAAGCGATTATCTGTACAGAAGACCATGGCAAACGCCGATAGAAAACCAGCAGTTGAAAATGAAAAATACAGACATGATTGGACACTTTATTGACATAACCAAGAGAACGCCAGATGTCAATTTTCATTTAGTTACAAAAGCTTCGAACATCCCAGAAACAGGCAACTTGCAAGTTTTTAAGGTCTGAACGATTAAAAGGTGCACATATGAAAATAATATCAGAAATTGGAATAAACCATAATGGTGACTTTCGCAAGATTGAAGAATTAGTTCGACAATCAAAGATTGGGGGAGCAGATTATGCAAAGTTTCAACTTTATAATTCTGTAAGAGTGTTTGGCGATGAGTCTAGAAAGCAAAATGAATTCACGTTTAAGCAGGTACGTCAAATAAAAGACATATGCGATAATTATGGAATTACTTTTTTTGCATCAGTCTTTGATGAGGAAAAACTAGAATGGTGTGAAAAGCTAAACGTTGGCTTGTACAAGGTTGCAAGTAGAACGGTTGTCAAGGAACCCAAATTATGTGAGCAGATTATCACAACTAAGAAGCCGGTTTATATATCTTTAGGCTTTTGGGAGGAAGAGGGACTGCCGTTTGAGGGAAATAATATTAAATACTTAAACTGTATTTCAAAGTACCCAACAAGCGCTTTGGACTTTAAAAATTTTGAGTATGATGGTAAAATTGTTGGGCTAAGCGATCACTCTTATGGAATTTCTTACGCATTGTATAATATTGCACACGGAGCAAGAGTAATAGAAAAACACTTTACCCTCAACAAGGGCATGGGTGGAAATGATCATATTGGCTCTATGACTTTAGAAGAACTTAAACTGTTGAGAGAATATGGAGATCAGATTGAAGGCATTAAACATAATATCGAGTGATGACTAAACCACCATACATAATTGCAGAAATTGCGAACGCGGCCCAAGGAGATTATCAAGCTAATTTTGAATTAATTCAGAATGCAAAAGATTCAGGCGTTCCAGCAGTTAAATTTCAGTTCTACAAGTACGACGTTTTGACAACGCCAGCTTATAGTAAATATGAAATATACGAACAAACATTTTATACTGCTGAACAAAGGTCGGAATTTGTTAAGTTTGCAAAAGAACTAGAACTAGATGTTTGGGTTGATGTGTTTGATAGTTGGGGTTTAGGCGTAGTAAAGGACAATATTGAACATGTTGATGGTATTAAGATACCCCCTACTGTCTCTTTGAACCACAAGCTAGTTAATGATATCTTATCTCTTGAAGCGGATATACCTATACTTTTAGGCGTTGGAGGTTTAAATGATCGCCAGGTTGATAGAGCCGTACAACAAGTAAAGGGCTCGAATAAAAAAATTATACTAATGTATGGTTACCAAGGATTTCCAACCAATGAAAAAGATACAGCATTATCTAGGATCGGATACCTGAAGCAAAAATATGGATATGATATTGGTTTCGCAGATCATGTTGACGCTGAATCGGATTTGAGTATCAAAATGCCTTGTTACGCTTATTTTGCCGGGGCCAGTATACTTGAAAAACACATAACACTGGATCGAGCAGCTAAAGGTTATGATTATTATTCCTCTTTAGAACTCGGCGAATATAAAGAAATGGTAAAAGAGCTGGAAAGGTGCAGTGGTATAGCTGGAATTCCAAATAATATAACACAGGACCAGGAGAAATATATGTCACATGCGGTTCGTGCAGTGGTATCTTGTGACAAGAATGAGGGAGATTTAATTTTCGAAAATGATGTTGATTTCAAAAGGACGGGAAACCAAACAGATTTGTTGCCAAATGAAATCGAATCGATGTTGCCGGCAAAAGCAACAAAAGAATTAAAAATCAATTGCGGTATTAACATAAACTCAATAACAAAAGCAAGAACAGGTATAATTGTTTTATGCCGCCTCAATTCAACTAGATTGTCAAAAAAGGCTCTTCTAAAACTAGCAGGCAAAACTACGATCCAGAGATGTCTAAATAACTGCTTGAAAAGTGAAATGGCAAACGAAGTTGTATTAGCAACATCTACAGATCCAAATGATAGCCCTTTAGAAACTCAGCTTATCAACGGTGTGAAATACTTTAAAGGAGATCCAGATAATCCAGCAAGAAGGATATTACAGGTTGCAGAACAATATGATCTAGATTTTATTGTACGCGTAACAGGCGACAGTCCATTAATATCTTATGAATTGATCGATCAACTGATATCTTCTCATTTAGCTTCTGGTGCAGATTATTCTTATATTGGAAATGCTCCATTGGGTACACGATCAGAAATATTTAACACCAAAGCTATCAAGAAATTATTTAACAGCTTAGAGACTGAAAAGTACAGTGAGTACTTGACTTTGTATTTTAAGAACAATCCGAACTTTTTCAAAATAAACAAGTTAGAATTATCAGATGAAAATATATTAAAATACAAAGATGCCAGATTTACACTTGATTACGAAGAAGATTATAATTTTTTGAGTTCAATTTTTAACAAATTGGGCAGTAAAGAGTATACTAAACTATCTGAATTGCTTGATGTATTGGACGCGAATTCACAGCTGTTGAACATAAATTCTCATATAATTCCAAAATACGTCAAAAACAAAGAACTAGCTGAAGAGCTTGACAGAGTGACGAAAATTAATAGGTAGAATATGCGAATAAAACTTGATTGTCCAGTTGATTTTGTGTCTATAGGTGAACTAAACCAGTTATTTCGCAAACACGATTATACCCTAGGAAATTTAGATGCGGATTGTGTCATTGTAAATCCTGGAACAAATAAGTATCTAGGGCCTGAATATTTTAATCAGTTTCCTTTTTTAAAAGTTGTTGGCACACCTTCAACAGGGATTAATCATATCGACGTTGAATATCTTGCGCAAAATGGTGTTTCTGTAAAGTGTTTATTAGACGATAGAGAATCCTTAGATGATATTCACGCCTCCGCTGAATTTACATGGCTTCACATAATGAACGCTGTTAGAAAATTTGGCTTAGCCGTTAACAACAAAAAAAACTGGCGAGAAAAGAACAATGAGGCATTTTTAAGATCTAATGAAATGCACGGTAAGAAACTAGGCATTGTTGGGATGGGCAGGATTGGAAAAAAGCTCGCGAACTATGCTAAAACCTTTGGAATGCAAGTATTCTGGTACGATCCGTATGTTAATGACGACGAAACAAATAATAAAGTTAATAATTTAAATGACTTGAAAGATTGTGATATACTTTCAATTAACTGTTACTTAACTGATGAAACTAAAGAGTTAATAACTTACGGAACTTTAGATGATTTTAAGACGGGCTTAATAGTTGTTAACACATCGCGAGGAGAAGTGATTAACGAAGATTATATTTATGACTTGATTGTGAATGAGGAAATCAAGTATTCAGCTGATGTTCTTTGTAATGAGCAAAATACGCACTTGCTTCACAAATCTAAGCTTTTTAACTTAGAGCACGATGGTATCACAATTACTCCACATGTTGCAGGAGCTACAGTAGAAAGCCAGTTTAAAGCGCTTAAAGCGATATTAGAATTGTGTAAAAGATGTATAAAATAACAGTTGGTATATGTTGCTATGAACAAAAAAAGTGGCTTTATCGTTGCTTAAGGAGTCTGTCCAAACAGACAATTTCGAAGGACGAGTTCGAAGTTATTATCGTGAATGATGATCCAGAAGAACAATTAGAAGAAGTTTGTAAACCCTTAGAAGATTATTTGAATATAAGATTAATAAACAACACCGAGAATATAGGACTACCAGGATCGTTAAACACAGTCCTTAAAAATTCTCTAGGCAAGTACTTTGTCAGGATAGACTCAGACGATTATGTGTCGAAGCATTTCTTATATATGCTTTCTACTTTTCTTGATATGAATTCCGGGCCAAGAGTAATGGGCGATGGTCAAAGTTATCAAGCTGCTGCGTGTGATTATTTCAAGGTCGACAATGCAGGAAATATTTTAAGTCGGCATATGTCTTCAACAGAACCCATCGCTTGTGGTATAATGTTTACATATGAATCTTTGTGTAGCATAGGTTTTTATAATGAAGATTTTAAGATGCGCGAAGGGCATGAACTTTTGACGAGATACAAAGAGAACTACAATTTATATAATTTGTTGATGCCTTTATACAAATATAGAATGCATGGCGATAATAGGACCAATAACAAAAAAGAAGTAGAGAGATACGATAATAGATTGGCGGAGGTAAATAATGGCTAGATGTTTAGTAACTGGTCACAAAGGCTATATTGGCAGTCGATTGTACGCCGAGTTAACAAAACAAGGACACGATGTTGTTGGCGTCGATATGAAAGACTCACCTGACGATGATATCTTGTTCCCGGACTGCCTTGAGGATCTTACCTCTTTCTCTCCGGAGTATATTTTTCACTTAGCATGCATTCCGAGAGTTGCATATAGTGTCGAAAACCCAGTATCGACAATGCAAAATAATGTTATGGCCGGCAGCGTTGTATTAAACTTTGCCAGACAAGTGAAAGCAAAACGCGTTATATATTCAAGCTCTTCCTCAGTTGTTGGTAATGGCGATGGGCCAACTAGTCCGTATGGTTTACAGAAGTTGGTTACAGAGATGGAGTGCAAATTATATGCAGATCTTTATGGCGTCGATACTGTCAGTTTAAGGTACTTTAATGTCTATTCAGAAGATCAAACCGTTGATGGCCCTTATGCAACAGCCGTTGCAAATTGGATGAAATATATTCGTGAAGGAGAAGTTCCATTTATCACCGGAGATGGAGAACAGAGAAGAGACATGTTATATGTTCACGACGCAGTCGCTGCAAATGTCTTCTGTATGGAATATAGCGATGAATTTAACGGCGCCCATTACGATGTTGGCACCGGAACAAATATATCATTAAATGAGATGAAAGGAATAGCAAGAGAATACCATCCGGATGTATCGTTTGAATATAGGTCACCACGACCAGGTGATGTTTTATATACTAAGGCCGACACAAAGCCGTTGGCCGAATTAGGTTGGCGAGTGAAGGTTAAATTAAGTGAAGGTCTGAACCGGTGTTTCAAAGGAATAAAAAATGACAAAATATAATGTTGGTATTATTGGCAATGGCTTTGTTGGCCAAGCTTTGGCTTATGGTTTTAGCCCTGTGGCCAAAATTCGAATTTATGATCTGGACCCTTTAAAGTGTGTCGATGAATTTAAAGAAACGGTAAACAGATCCGATATACTTTTTGTGTCTGTGCCCACGCCCATGAACCCGGATGGCTCAATAAATTTAGATATCATCAACGATGTTATTACAAAGATTGATGAGGCGAACATAAGAAAAGACAACGTAGTGGTTTTGAAATCGACTGTTGTCCCGGGAACAACTGATTATTTAACAGAGTTGTTTCCGTCTCTTAATTTTGTATACAATCCAGAATTCTTAACAGAGAGAAAAGCCAAGTTTGATTTTTTGAATCAATCTAGGGTCGTTTTAGGCGGAGACTTCAAGTCAGTACAGAAAGTCGTCGGTCTTTATATAAACCGGTTTAATCATTGCAATTTCGTAAAAACGGATTGTAGGACAGCAGAATTTATAAAATATTTAGGAAACGTGTTCTTTGCTTTGAAAGTTTCTTTCGCTAACGAGACGAGACTTTTTGCCGAAGAAATAGGAGTTAACTGGGATGATGCATTGCGCGGCTTCGTTGCCGATGGCCGCGTCGCAGACTCTCATCTACATGTACCAGGTCCGGATGGGAAATTGGGCTTCGGAGGGAGTTGTCTTCCTAAAGATTTAAATGCTTTCATAGCTTTAGCTGATAGTGTTGGAATTAGTCTAAATACGCTTAAAGCTGCATGGCAAACCAATCTAGAAATTCGTCCGGAAAAAGATTGGGAAAAACTTAAAGGACGAGCAGTAATAAAGGAGAATTAATATGAGTGATACAAAAACAAATGAATTGCATCTTTCAGATCAGGCTTTAGGGGCTGTAATGATGGCGCTGCAAAAGAGTCTAATGGAGCAAAGTGACATCGTTCCAGTATTAAAGAGCTTCAAGTTTGTTGACAGCGATGGAGACTTAGTTGTTTTGAACCCGCCAATTGTTAAGTTTTCACATGAAGACATGGAAATGATTGAATCGGTCACTGAAGAAGATGCCTAGATATACCTACATTTGTACAAAATGTGAAAAGGTTTTCGAAGCAAGACATTCGATGAGGGAAAAATTAGAAAAATGCAGTTTCATTGATTGCGACGGTGATGTCAAAAAAAAGCCAGCAATCTTTAGCAAAAGAAAAACAAAAGATAAAAAAGTGGGCCAAGAAGTAAAAAGTTTTATTGAAGAAACCAAAAATGAAGTTAAAAGAGAAAAGAAAAAGTTGAAAAATCAGGAATACAAGCCGTGATATATCTTACAGTATCTCTAGTGTTAGCTCTTTCTTTGAATATTCTTCTTTTGTGGTATATTCGCAAGGTTTTGTATAAACTTTTATTTGTTTCAGATAACATTGACGATTTATTAGAATCAACACGAAGATTTTCTGAGCACTTGGAGCGGGTTCACAACATGGAAACCTATTACGGAGATCAGATAATTAAAAATTTAATCGATCATTCCAAAGAAGTTATATCAGAGATACAAGAATTTGAGAAAGTTTATATCCCTCCGCCAGTAGAAAGTGAGGAGGGAGAACATGCCGAAGAAATCGAGTAAAGCTGGAAAATATTATTTTACACAAGATCATGAAAATGCCGTAATAAAATATGCTCTAAGCACAGACAGAGAAGAGAAAACACAGTTATATATTGTGTTTATCCAGCCGGCTTTTAGTGAGATGGTGGATAAGATTGTCTATACATATAAATTTTCCACGCTTTCAAATATCGACATTCTACGTGAAGAGTGTAAAATTTGGCTTACAACAATTTTAGATAAGTATGATCCAAATAAAGGTTCAAAAGCTTTTTCTTATTTTAGTGTAATCACAAAAAACTGGTTTATACATAAAGTCAAAAAAGACAGCCAGCGAAAGAAAAGAGAAATACATTTTGATGACCTAAGCAAAAGTTTAGAACAAAGTTATTTGTCAGTAGAAAATAATTATGATCAAGTGAAAGAACTCGAACAGTTTTGGGAAAAACTTTGGGAGGAGATACAATCATGGGATACCGATGATCTGAAACCAAACGAAAGAAAAGTATTGGAAGCCATAAAAATTTTATTATCAAACTCAGACAAGATTGAGATTTTTAATAAAAAGGCAGTGTATCTTTACCTCAGAGAACTGACCGGTCTAAATACAAAGCAAGTTGTTAATAGTCTTAATAAAATGAGAACTAGATATAGAGACTTCAAGAAAGACTGGAATGAAGGAAAAATATAGTAAAAGCCTATTTATTGTATCGTTGAGGGGCGAGTTTCATGAAGAAAGATATAGAAAAGTATTTACAGGAAGCTATTGACAATATTCACGATGATCGACAAGTTACAAAAGATCTTCTTAAGGATGTTTTACGTCATTTGGCTGTAGATGACAAGAGCCACGAAAAAGTTGGCCAAGTAGCCGCAAAATACGTTGAAACATTGCAAAGATCCAATGAACAATTGGTAAAGATCGTAGCACTTCTTCAAAAAAGAGAATCTAAATCAGAAAATCTCACAAATGAAGATAAACAAGAGTTGTTTGATTTGATTCAAGGCAACGGAACAGATGGCTAAGGAATCTAAACCCGTTGATTGCAATATTCAAAGACAGCTAGCTGCACAAGTTGCATCTCACCAATATGGCGACTTGAATCCGATGGAAAAGTCGGAATTTGGCAAGAAGGTTAATGAACTGAGCACGGTCATGACTGCATTGAAAAATCTTCAAAAAGCCCCACCACCATCAACCGCGCCTGGACAAGGTTCGATGAAAGCAGTTGTTCTATATGCTTGGAAGGAAGAACTTCACGGAGGAAGCGTTCCTAGGCAAATTGTCTGCGTAAAAGCAATAATTGTTGAGCAAAATGATCTTGCCTACCCTGCAGCCTTGCCACTGGATAACAATCCAAAGGATCCCTGTGCTGATTGGGGAAGTATAAATCTGCACACAACGTTTTTTGGCGTGAAACCCGGCTTGCCTTTACCAAAACCTACCGATATAATAAAAGTCGATTTTGGCAATAGAGGTCAACGTAGAGAACCTCATTATATCGAATTGGTATCTTCGTCTTTGTTAAAATGCCAAGCCGATCTCAAAAAGTCGCCAGGAAATTGTCAAGAAGCTTTGAAAAGAAATATGGAAAAAGTTTCAGAACGCAAGACACCAAAAGATGGAGTTCCTGCCTCGCGTTTGGGCTTCTCTCCGGAACCTAAAGCTGCTCCTCCTTTAGATCCTAATAAAGCTCCGGTCATCGGCGTATATTTACCCCCTTTTCTCCATAAGTACAAAAAAGATCGTAATCCTAAAAAAATAGGCTACTGGACAGCAGATTGGGTAGAAAGAGTTGCTAATGCTGGCATCAATTACGTATGTTTTAAATTGCATGGGGCTCGCGCCGCAAAAGATGGAACCATGTATGACAACGATTATACAAAAAAAGTGACCGGAAGAACTGTTAAAGAGCAGGTTAGTCATATATTAAAAGTGGCACGTACAATAAACCCAGAGTTCGAAGTTCATGCCTGGGGCTTTTCTGGCGTACAAAGATGGGGTACTGGAGAGAAAAAAACCACCGGGACCGGAGCCATTATTGCGAGACCCCGAAATGAACAAGAAGCTCAGCAAATGGCTATAAGAGAGGCACAGGCAGTTGGAAAAAAGATGAATTTTCTCGGCCTCAAGGACTACCATTGGAATGCGGAACATTCAGCACTTCAGGGATACCCTGGCCATTCAGGATTTTCTGGAAACCCTCTCCCCGGAAAAAGAACAGGATCGTCCTTCATGCTCATGAATGACCTTGTTGCAGCCACTTTTGCTAATGAGCTTAGGAAACAAGTACCGGGCGCCAGAATTTGGTTTAACGGGTTCATTGAGTGTATTAGCCAAAGAGTCTTGATGGAATATTTTGATGTAGTTGAACCTCAATCTTGGCCAGTCGGTGTAGATTCTTTCCGTAAGAAATTTGATGGTAAACATCTTGGCGCGCCAGATGGCCGCCAATTATTACCTGCGCAGATGCAGGTATCTTGGACGATTCCGGACGGAGGATATGGGGGCACATATGACAATGTGAACCGAGCAGAAGCCTGGACAGCACTAAAAGATAAGATCATAGAGTACAAAACTCGTATATATGGAGTTAATATTTTCGCTATGAGTTCGTTATTGCATCAAGGCTATGATGGCTGGCCCAGTATTCCGGAACAAGTTCAACAGCTTAAAGAAGGTTTTAACAGAACATAATTTATATAAAAAATTGGAAATGTCAAGTACTTATAATATATATTGTTTTTAGGAATATTGTATGACAGAGAAAAAACCGGCACGGAACATATCAGGTTTAAATCCGGATGTGGCAAAATCATTAGCTTGCGCTTCGGAAGAAGATCAGCTAGCTACGAATCAAGGCACTTTTGGCACTAAACTTATTGAACCTGTTCCTCATTTTACTAAAACAGAATCCGAAAAAGAGATATGTAATGATAATAATGCTTCTATAGTTCTAGGCCGAGATCGGCCGTCTAATGTCATGAGTGGCTACGGAGGCCGCGGCGACACTCAGGCAGGCAGTATACATTTGGTTGTTGGCCGAATGGCACATAAACCGGTTTCCGACGCATATGTTGACCCAAGTTTTCAATCCGACGCGGCATGTGTCTATATAAGTCAAAAAACTGATGTTGATGCAAATTTTCGTTTAGCTGCCGGCAACATTGGAAGTCCTGAATTTTTTGAAAAACCAGCATCAGGGGTGACTTTAAAGGCCGATGGAGTACGCGTCTGTGCCAGAGATGGCGGCATTAAGCTTGTAACTGGTGTCGATGCGATGAATTCTCAAGGCGGAAAAATAAAGAGTAGGATAGGAATTGACTTGATAGCGGGGAATGATGATGGGGATATGCAGCCCATACCTAAAGGTAAGAACTTAATTCTCGCTCTTGAATCACTAGCGGAAGAGGTCGCAACTTTGGCTGGAGTTGTGGGTATGCTAGCAAGTGATGTTTCTGCCTTGGGCTCAGCATTGGTGCTTCACACCCATCCGGTCGCCACGTCCGGTGGCCCAGGAACCGCGGCCCCTTCAATCGATCTTACCATTGCAATGGTGCCAATTGCGATGAATTTGGTAGGGCAAGTGTTAACGAGTTTAACTATAATGTCGTTAAATGAGCCTGTATACAAACTTGATTATTTAAACCCATTAGGCAAGTATTATATTAATAGTGAACATAATTATACAAATTAAGGATTATATTGATGGCAGGTGACTGGAAAAATAAGATACCAAATGAACCATATGTCGATTCGAACGGAAGATTTTCAGTTGTATTGATGCACGAATGGCCTTTAGAGACTAAGTCGACTATGGAACAATATAATGAAATGAAGACCTGGTCTTTCCTTTTAAGTGTTGCAAAGGAAGGCTTTCAACGTTTGATGCAAAAATATGGTAGAGAGTATTACCAAAATACATGGGCAAATGTTACTGCAGCGTCATTAAAAATAAATGTTGCCATAAAATATGCATCAGTTTTTGACCCGGCGAAAGCGTTTGGCAGCCTGGCCCGGGCCCGTTTTGCCCATATAGGAATAAGCGCGGGCGATTATGTATTAGCCAAACGAGGATGGGATTTAGAGGGTCCGTATTTTCCTCCACGACCTGGAGTTGGGTATGGGCTTTATAAGCTTTCTATTCATCCTCGCAATTTCGAAAAGTTTGGACCCATGACTTATGAGAATCGAACGACGGCAATAATGTCGAAGGGCGAAGAATATTATAAGGAAATAGAATTTGACAGCTATGAAGATCTAGAGACGCAATTAGCAGAGGTTTCTGCAGTATTGACCGAGTATGAATCTGCCCACATAGATATGCAAACACAGGCAGCAGACAAGGACAACTCTCCACAAATATTTAAAGGCCCAGAAGTTGGCGATCCACCATGGCCAAACCCTGATATCCCTAGAACAGATCATTACGGGCTATTAAATTTGGTTGATGAGGCTGCACGATTAAATACACTTAGCGGAAAAATAAAAGATTTTCTAAACTTAAATAAAGTACATTTAAGTCGCGACAAAATTATAATTGGGCTTTATCCGACTGAACCCAAATATAATCCGGCAATGTCAATTAATGATGCAGATGACTCACCAATATCTACGGCTCAAACTACCCCTGAAGAGAAAGTCGCAGCTGTTTCTCCTTCTGAATTTGGTACCGTTACAGAACCTCCACTCACGTCCTCGGGTACTAAATACGTAGATGCACATGGGCATGCTACATATTTCACTAATCGATATAAGGTTCAGCAAGGTGATACCTTATGGAAAATTACAAAATTTTATCTTGGCACAGGTGGCGTCCGCGCCCGCGAACTGATTGATGCAAATTGGTATCGTGGCCCAGACCTGCCGGCCGGAGAATTCGGCCCTAAGCTTTACGAACAACGCGGTTGGACATCGACGCAAAAACTCAGCAAACTCGAACAAGCCTTTGATCGGGCTAAACGGCTTAACCTTAGCTACGAACAGCCACCCGCGTCCTCCGGCTTCGACGAACCGAACTACGACCCAACCGAACTCGACCAATATATATCTGACAATCAAGAACTTTGGGATCAGCTTGAAAAAGCCAGAAAACCACAAGTCGAACCTGGCGACATTTTGACAATCCCTCGATTTTGGATGACCGAGATTTTAAAAAAGAAAAATAAAGCTTCCGAACTTCTTGGCATGAAACCTACATGGGATAGCGTTGCCTGGGAAGATATGACAAAGGGTATGGATGAATATGATAAGTCTTCGGTTCTTATATATGAAATACAATCAACGCAGGCAAAGGAACCTCTTACGCCAGATGGTCCCCCGATATCAACAACTACTGCTGTAGATCCCACATGGGATACCTACCATATGCATGCCGGAAATTCAGATTTAGGCCAGGGAAAAATTGCTTACTTTAAGTTACCGTCTCCGACATACTCTAAAGCTGCTAAACAATATAAAACTGCTAAAGCAAATTTAAAAAGTGCACCACCTACCAATAAGACGTTGTTAGAGACTCGCTTCGCCAATGCGAAACTGCATTTAAAAGATATTGCTGTACAAGAGAAACCGTTTAAATGGTCAGGATTTTTAGATTTAGTTTATTCTAAGCCCGCGCAGATCCCGCGCACTCTACATTTTTTAACTAATTTAGATATTGTTGTCAACGAACCGGGTGTTAAAGGAGCACTGCTTCGTTTCTGCAGCCCTAATCAGAAGCCACCTAAGAAAGCAAAGAAGATATCGGTTTTTGTTAAAAAGTATATTTATGATCCACCAAAAGCCACCGCGCATATACCTACTGGTGAAGAATCAGCACGTAGTTTATATGATGCTCGAGCCCGTGATCACCACACTCCTAGGACAGAAAAAGAGGCCAATGCGTGGAACACCATAGTTAAGAGCCCTTTGATGAAAACAGCTGTTGCTAGACGAAATCAAAAGTTTTCAGACCAGGCAGGCGACGCAGTTTTTACCTCCCTTCCGCGCAGCATTGACAAGATCAATACTTTAAGTGATGTACATAGGTATGTTCTTTCTCGCATGGACTTGCCAACGCTAGCGGAAGAAGTGCTGAAATGCTTAGGGCTTTCGTTATCTTTGAACGATGTTATAGAAGCAATGTGTGATGGTTTTCTAAGGAAAATCGGAGCAGATCCTGATAAAATCGATCAATTTTACGATTTGTTGATGTCAGGTGAATTCAACCTCAGTGTTGAGTCGATGGATAATCTTGAATTAATTGATACCGCACGCATGGCGGCGGATATACAAAAGTTTGTTGCCGAAGGCGTAGCCGCCGGCGTAGATGATCCTTTTTATGCTGCAGTTATAAGACAAAATATTGATAATGCTTCTGGAAAAATGTTAATTTGCGAATTGATAATGTCGTCTATCTTTGCGCTGGCGGACATGTTAGCTAATTTAGAATCTGGTCCGGAGCATAAGGATGCGGTGCCTCCTGTAGGCCGCTGTAAAGTTCCTCCGAAATTATTTATGCCAAAAATGCCTTTTGGTATTCCATTCGGCGATATTTGGTACCCGATTCGTAAGAAACTAGAACAAATGCTCTACAGTCTTCTAGAAGATTTGATCATGTGGCCAATTAAAGAGCTTTTAGAATCTTTAGCAGACGCCTGCGCAGAGGAACACCCAGAATTTGGTGCTCCTCCACCTCCAGCTTTACCGGGCAAAGAAGAGGATTTAAATAGAGCTTTTGCGGGCCTAGGAGTAGAAAGCCCTAGAGACTTTTTGGCGCATCTTCTTTCAACATTAACTCAAAGGGAACTGTGTGAACTGATAAATGGCACAGCTGCTCCAATTATATTGTTGCACGTTCGCAAGTTTATGAGAGCAAATTATGTCGAATTTTATAATTTATTTTCGACCGATGACAAGATCTTTTCATTTTTCAAAGGTCTGCAGGGAATTTTAGATTTGAGCGCTTGCGTAATATCTCCCCTCGCGGCCCCAACCGCACCAGGATTGAGCTTAGATAATTTATGTAAAGACGGAGTAACGCCTAGGCAAGATGCATTAAAAAGATCCTTATTGGCGAAGGGATTGTCTCTGGAACAAGTCGAAGAACAACTAGAAATTGACAAGCAAATTAAAAAAGATTTGATAAGTTTAGCTGTGGACTCAATGTTTCCGAGCCCATTAGAAGATAAGGCGAATATCGGCGCAACTGCAAACACTATGATTCATGAATCTCAAAACATACGCCAAAATAATGATCGAGCCGTTAACTCGGCTTTTGACCCATTGAAAGTTACTTACAATGTTGAATCTGCCAGATTCATCCCTGATATCAAAGCCAAAATTGCAACTTTAGAATCGCCCGCCGGCGGGAATTATGATTATTCAACATTACCGTTAGTTACGCAAATGAACTCCTCAATTGATTTAATGGCAAACAATATGGATGATTTCAGAGGCATGTCCGGGCTCGAGCAATCGTTTCAACATATGTTTCAGATCTGGATAAAATCCCTTGCGTTTACAGCAGGTACCGCCGAGTTAAAAGATGCACAAGGCAAAGTAACTCAAGCAGGAACAAAAGGTTTAATAGATGTATCTAACCAGGCGGCATCCCAGAAAAGGCTTTTATACGACATGAAATCTCAGCACGCCTCAACGACAAATTCTGATGAAGGCTACTATTTTGCTTTACAACAGCGTAATCCTAACGACGGAACATATTGGTACCATTTTAGTACTACGTCAATTGGTCGCACCGCCGATCAGATCTCAACTTTTGCTAAAAATGAGCTAAAAAAATACAAAAATCGTACACTGCATAAAATATTGCCACAGCAAGTTGATGTATGGCTAGCCTTTTTAACAAGAAAATTAGAAGTTATGTACAGTACAACTGTGTCCGGTGCTTCGCCAAAGCCCTTTCGATCTGAGGGATGGTATGGAATTAAAAGTTTAGAAACAAATGTGTCTACGAGTCCACATGCAAACACAAGCTTTCCACAACGTATGGTGGCACAAAAAATTTATAATTTGGCTTTTGAGTCCTTATATGCTCGAGTCCTTAATATTATTATGACATCCCCCGCTTTGGACTTCTCCGTTGGTGGTGAAAATGTGCTCTTTGATTTAGACATAAATCCGTTGGCTTCTCTTGAGGATATTCACACCCGAACGCACGAAAAGGTTGACGAACTTATGAAAAAAACTGACTTTGTTGGCGCCGGCCCGCCGAGTTGTCTTGGAGAAGCAATTTTTGAGGGGATGGCAAAATCCATTATTAAGATTGAATTGTTAAAAAAACTTGTTTCGTCAGTGCCTGTTTTTGCAAAATTTAAATTTGATGATGCCTTTAACGATCCTATTATAAATGAATTTACTGTTGAGTCTTTACGAAAGGAAAATATTTATGATTTGTTTATAGAGTATTACAATGAAAAAGAAAAGAAACTAAGACTAGAACTCGAAGCCGAAGGACCTCTTTCAACTCCTCCAAAAAAGATTTTAAGTGAGGAAGAAATATCCGAAAAAATAAGCAAGCAACTTTATGATAGTGGTACCGACAAAGGCCCATACACCACCCCGGAAGAATATTTTCTTGGCTTTGCTGACGAAGTTGCTAGTTCTATGAAGGAGGAGATAAAAAAATCCATAGTTCTTAAGGCACAGAGTATCGATGAGGAAGCAGAAGCACAAGAAGCCGGCCTGATACAAATAAAGGACAAACTTAAATCCACAGGTGTAACTTCAGAGGCTGGTGATCCCCGCCACGCACACGATTACACTATGACGTCGGAAGGAGTCGGCGTTTTAAGCGCCGCCGCCGACGGACATCCCCACCATACACATCCCATAGAAAAATGGGTTGTTCAACCTGCAGGCGCCGATAATCACACTCATCTATTGGAGGAGTCCATCTCCGCAGCTCAGCCAGCTCCTGAAGTCCATAGTATTACTACGCGCGCAGTGCCCCTCAAGCAAATGAACGACAACAACGATGGTTTGGAATTAGCTACCAATTGGAGAGACTCTAATTATAATGAGATTGAAGGAAGTACCAAATCCACACTTATGCAACAACACTTCCCTGTAGGAACTTACTCGAGCGCTACTGCAGGCAACGGCGGCCCCTTGGTTGAAATACCAGACGGTACCACCATACCCCCCGGAACAAATTATTATCCTGGCTCCACTGCTGCTTTTTTCGAACTTAAGGAACCAAGAATCGATGGTCATGGCAACGATCATACCGATATAGGCCACGGTGCAAAGCGTTGGTTTTCCACTAGTGGTTATACATATAAGGTCGCCACCTGGAACAACTCCGCGCAACAGGATTCGACGGTCACCGACGAGGCTGCAATGGTCGAGTTCCTTGATGTGATCAGCCGCGCGCGCAGTGATTATGAGGCTAATCATGCTGGCAAGGGTTATTGGGGTGCCAACCCTTCGATAGCCACATGGCGCCAAGCTTTCTCAGATATAGATATAGTGTCGGGCACCGGCATTGTTGCTAGTCCGAAACTAAGCGCACAATTCTCGCCCACTCTGGGAGTTAAATATTATATTCTGCCACATACAGGTATTGATGTTCTAGGAGACAAAACCAGCTGGGCGCTCAACGCAAATTTGAACAATGCCGAAACCGACAAGAAAATTTTCTCCAAAGCTATGGTCGACGGCTACTATATAGAAAAAGAAGTCACATGGGATGCCTCCACTAGCCCTCCTCAAAATGCTGATCAGTGGGGTGCTTTTGGCTTAGGTTCACCTTATGAGTCGGAAGAAAATCCTATGATTAGATTGAGCGTACCTTTTCATGGCGACGGCGGAGATACCACGATTGAGGTATTTTCAGCTGCCACGTTAGATATTACAATAAATGGTAAAAACTTCACGCCTGATGCAAGAGTCTTTTTTATAGGCAGAAATTTTGGTCGAATGTATGAATTTGAGATTAAATGGGAAACGCACAAAGATTCAACCAAACTCCACGCGTCAATGGATATTTCGTCATATGGGGCATATGGGGCCCACTCCAATAGAGAAGCGGCATATCTGTCTGCCGACGCTTTAAAAAACGAAGATCCGAAGTGGGGCCAAAAGGATGGACCAAAGCATGGCGAGACTGTAAGAGTTCGTTATGGCCATGGCCACATCGATGAGATGGGGAAAACTTTCGACACCCAACATTCTGATTCAAAATATTATGTTGTTGATGATATATATATGTTGGCTGTGCAAACCCCTACAACTGGAAGAATGGCGTTTGCTCCAATATATTTTCACACATTCACACCCTACGCCCGATCTTGGAACAACGCGGCTAATAACAACTTAGACCATTATGAAGATGATATCCCCTTCGATACGGCTAATAACAACCGCGACTATGGCGGCTCCGCCCTCAATTGGGACGGCGGCGGAGACCGCGACGGCGATAAGTTTCTAGGAGACACTGCAACAGGTGTTGTAAACTTAGATTTGGCGCCTCAATGGAGAGACAAAAATATGAAATGGCCGAATCCGGAAGAGCACCCGCAATCAGGCGTCACTGTTCTTCCTCGTTTAGGCCCCAGGCCATGGGAAAATCTCTCTGCTATGAATTTTCAAGCATTTCCTTTGACAGTTTATGGCGAAGACCACGAAAGATGGGATATAGTCGACGTTGCTGATGTAATTGGCATAAAGCGTGACGCAGCGCAGGGAGGAAGTGCCTTAAATATGAGACAGTCTATATTATGTAAACCTAGATTGGTTAATAAAAAGTATGCTTTAAAGCTCAAAGATCATGGAGGCTTCATATTAGAAAAATATGTGAAAATTAAATTTAAGTCTGAAAGTACTTTGAGAGCCTCTGGTATAGACGAAGAAATTATAAAGAGGATTTATGGTGCTTCTACAGGCGATATCGCAACAACATCAGCGCCGCTTGCCGTTGTAGCGATATCACCCGCAGACGCCGCATCTGCTGCAGCCAACGAGGATGGCTCTTGGAAGTGGGCCGCGGACGACATCTTTAATAAAAAGATATACGCTGATGAATTTCTGATATCTGAATTTACTGATAAACCTGGTCTTGTTGTCCCCGCACAAAATGCACAAATTCTTTCTTATGATGCTTTTATAAGACTGCAGCAACACTTGCTTGGCATCCCTATAGATTCTGACCCAACTTCAACTGAGGCAATGAGTTCTATAATAGCAGCAACGCAAACCGATGTAAACCAGGTATTAGTTCAAGGCTCTTTTGGGCAGATTCTATCAGATTTTAGCTATGGCTTGAGGGTTTCTTATGTGTTGCCTTTGCGTGGCGTCCAAAATCAAACAGAAGATTCTGATGCACTCATTGGCTCCGGAAAATTTGCTGCTGTTCTTAAAAACATGTTTTCTCCTACTATAGAGGGCGTCGACGGCTCATGGGATTTTGATCCTCCGGGCACCGACCAACTTCACCTTACAAAGGTCAAAGCTCTTTATAAGGCATTACATATGATAGAATATGAAGGCACAGGGTTGGTCACCGGCGCCGGAGCCTCTGATATTTATAGCATGCCACCGGGAGATTTTGCTGGAGGCGATCTTGAATTGGTCCTTCCTGAACCAGGTTTCGGAGAAGGCCAAACGACAGTGGAGAATCTTCCCCTTCATTCCTCGAAACTGGATAAGGGTTTCATCAAAGACTGGGTGACCGCCGGCACAGGCGGTACGGCGGAGGAATTCTTTGCTGGAGCTTTAGCTGCAGGTTCCACGGGTGGCACGGCAAGAGCAGGAACAGTTTTGAAAGTATATCGCGATGTATATGTTCTTCCTTTAATTGAAGCAGAACTGAGAAAAGGACAAGATGGATTCCCGCCTGTAGTTAACACATTTCAAGATCTGCGCCGCGGCTACCCCTCTGAAGAGGAATCAGAGTGGGTACAGGATGGAAAGACGGTTTTTAATGCATTATATTTGCAATTGAGAAGAAATCCAGCATTTAAATTGTTATTTGAATATATATTTCCCACAAAAAGAATGTTAGGCTTCAATACTATATACACCATGGAGTCTTTTAAAGATATGTTCCCAGACGTCGACGTTCTTGAAAAAGGGTGGGAATCTTCGACTGCGATGGCAAAAGGAATAGCAAAAAAAGTAATAGAAAATCCTACCGGGAACACTACTAAAAAAGAACAACCCTCCGGATAATTATAGCGAGAATAAATACAAATGTCAGGAATATCAGTAAAACTACCACTTAGTACAAGCGACGAAGACGGACACTATGCTTTAAATAAAACGTTTTTAGAAACAACAAAGCAAAATTTTAAAAATTTGTTACTTACCAATCCTGGTGAAAAAATTATGGATCCCGCCTTTGGCATTGGAGTCGCTGCTCTACTTTTTGAACAAGACGTAGAGGAGAGTAGAGAACATATGGCATCAATCATTTATAAACAAGCTGAAACTTATTTGCCATACGTTGTTATAGAAGATCTTTTCTTTAAAGGATCGGAGGCCGGCCCAGATATCTCACCAAATTCATTATCACTAACTATTCAATACAGAGTCTCGCCTCTCAACCAATCAGATTTATTAGATATAATTATAGAATAAAACTAATTAGGGAGAGGGCTTGACAATGCCAAAAAATACGCCATCGATAAAATACACCAGTAGAAACTTTGATTCTATTAAAAATGACTTGATAGAATATGCAAAAAGATATTATCCGGACACATTTAAAGACTTTAGCGAAGCCTCTTTCGGAGCAATGATGGTGGATATGGTTGCATATGTGGGGGACATCTTGTCTTTCTATTTGGACTATCAAGCAAACGAATGTTTTTTGGATACTGCTACCGAATATGATAATATTATAAAACTGGCGAAACAATCTGGCTACAAATTTAAGTCAACAAATGTTTCTCAAGGGACTTTGTCCTTTTTTATTACAGTTCCTGCTGATGCAGCCGGCGCACCAGATGAAAAATACATGCCAATATTAAAAAAGGGTTCTCAATTTACTTCAGGCGACGGCGCAACGTTTGTATTGATAGAAGACGTTGACTTTGCCGACGAAGACAATGATCTTGTTGTTGCGAATACAAACACGGTCGGCAACCCAACCGATTACGCAATTAAGACGGTTGGAAGAGTAATATCGGGACAAATTAAGATAAACACAAAGACTGTAGGAAGTTACGAAAAGTTTAAAAAAATTAAATTAGATGACAGTAAAGTATCAGAAATTGTCTCAGTTACTGATATGGAAGGACATGAATATTTTGAGGTCGAACATCTTTCGCAAAATATTATATACTTACCAATAAGAAATAAGAGTGCGGATAAAGCCAGAGTGCCTAACTTGATTAAGCCTTTTGTTGTCCCACGTCGATTTGTAGTCGAACACGACAGAGAATCTACTTTCCTTCAATTTGGTTATGGTTCTGACTCTCAATTGAGAAACCAATCAATTGCGGATCCATCTGATATTGTATTGGATGTCCATGGCCGAACTCATATCACAGATCGTTCTTTTGATCCCACAAAGTTGATATCAAGCGATAAATTTGGAGTTGTTCCAACAAACACGACATTGCATATAGTTTTTAGAGTTAATGATAGCAACGATGTCAATGCTGCAACTGACTCTGTAAACGCAATTACAGCAGCAAGCTTTGAGTTTTCTACTCCAGCCGAATTAAATAGTGCCTTGGTTTCTAACGTGGAAAGCAGTCTAGAGTGTACAAACGAAGAACCGATTGTTGGAGATGTCACACTTCCGTCTGCGTTTGAACTTAAACAGAAAATTAAGAGTAACTACTTCACTCAAAATAGAGCAGTGACAAGTCAAGATTATCAGGCTTTGATATATGCAATGCCGGGCAAGTTCGGAGCCATAAAAAAATGTATGGTTCTTCAAGATAAAGATTCTTTTAGAAGAAATTTGAACCTGTATGTTATTTCGGAAGATAAGAATGGTAAATTAACTTCGTCTACGCCTTCCTTGAAAGATAATATACGTACTTGGCTATCTGATTATAAGATGATAAACGACACAATTGACATTTTAGATGCTAAAATAATAAATTTGGGCATAGAATATATTGTAAAAGTAGAACAAGACGTCAACAGGTATGATGTTCTGTCTTTGTGTAATCGTATTGTAAGGGATTATCTTCGTTCAATGAAAGAAATAGGCGAACATGTTTTTATTACAGATGTGTATAAACTTGTTAATGCTGTTCGAGGCGTTATCGACACCATTGATGTACAAATTACAAATAAAACTGGATCTGAATATTCGGATACTTATTTGGATATAGGACTGAACACGTCTTCAGATGGGACTAAACTTTTTATACCAAATGATTGCATAGCAGAATTTAAATATCCTTCTATTGACATTAAAGGAAGTGTAAAATAAGTGGGAATAAAAAGATACATAGCGGATGCTGACACGACTATTACTAACGCATATAAATTAAACTTGTCAACAAGAGGTACTGGCTCGAGTATGGGCGCTTCTGATGTATTGGAAGTGTTTTCCATATATGGTCAAGCCGCTTCATCTTCAGCAGAATTATCAAGAATTTTGATTAAATTTCCGACGTCGGACATTATTTCTGATCGCACAGCTGAGAATCTACCAGTTAGCGGAAGTGTTAAGTTCTATCTTCGTATGTTCAACTGTAGACATGCTTATACCGTTCCACGTGATTATAAGTTAGTCGTCACTCCTTTGAATGCCGCATGGGAAGAGGGTACTGGGCTTGATATGGAAAATTATCGAGACGAGACCAAAGATACCATTGCCGGCGCGAATTGGATGAACAGAAAAGAAGCCACAGCTTGGACTATTCCCGGAGCAGTAGCAAGAAATCAACAAGATCTCTATGGTTTATCAGAAGTCGTGACCTTTCACACTGGCTCTGAAGATCTAGAAGTTGATGTAACCAGACAAGTAGAAGATTGGGTTGCGGGAAATTATACCAACAACGGATTTGTCATTGCGTTAACAAGCTCGCAAGAGGCGTGGGTCGAGAGATCTGATGACGATTCAATAGTATATCAGAACACTACTGGTTCGAAAGCGTCTAGTTATACAAAAAAATTCTTTGCCAGAACATCAGAATTCTTTTATAAACGGCCAATGATTGAGGCGCGTTGGAATTCTGCGAAAAAAGATGATAGAAATAACTTTTTTTATAGTAGTTCGCTAGCATCTCAAACCGACAATTTGAACACAGTTTATTTGTACAATTATATTAGAGGAAAACTTCAAAATATTCCTGATGTTGGTACAGGCCCAATTTATGTTATGATATTTTCTGGCAATATAGGAAATAATTTGCCTTCAACTTCTTCAATAAAATTGCCTCAAGGAGGAGGAGTTACGTCCTCAGCAACTGGATATCCAACGTATGTTACAGGCGGATACGTTTCTACTGGAATTTATTCTGCTTCTTTTGCCTTGACTGGTTCAAGGTCTTCGTTGACTGAAGTGTACGATGTATGGAGTAACACAGCAGAACGCACCCAAACTGGTTACACTCAGTACCACACAGGCACGATATCTTTGAAAGATGTAGTTTCTTCTAACACCAATCCAAGCACTGAGTATACAACAACTATAAATAATTTAAAATCGACATATTCTCGAAGTGAGACGCCAATTTTTAGATTATTTGTACGTGAGAAAAATTGGAATCCAAATATTTACAACAAAGCATCGATAGCAGCTCAAAATATGACTGTTCAAAGTGGTTCATACAAAATAGTAAGAGTTGTAGACAATTATGATGTAGTGGCATACGGTACTGGAAGCGATTTGTATACCCATTTGTCTTATGACGTGTCCGGAAGTTATTTTGATTTTGATATGGCCATGCTCGAGAAGGGGTATGCATATAAGATTAAATTGGCGTATTATGTTAATAATGACTGGGTAGAGCAGGCAGACGAGTTCAAATTCAGGGTTGAATAAACATGAGTACTAAAGACCTTTTTAAAGATAAAAAAGCAAAAAAAGTCTTGCCAATTTTAAGCACTGATGAAATTGGTAAACAGGCGGAGTCTAAGCGCTATATTGAAGAGCGTGTAAAAAAGAAAGATAGAGTCTTTCCAAAAATAGACTACACTAACCCGGAAGAATTTGCGAGATTTGGTTCAGCAAAAGAATATTACGGAGAATCTATTAAAAGAATTTGGAAAACTTATCCTTATGATGGTTCTCTTTATGAAAGAGTAGCATGGGAGAACAGTTCTTCCTACTTAGATTTATATCTTTTTGAAAAAGAATATCCAAGACGAAATGGATATGCAATTTTTTCTCCTGGTTCAAGCTGGGGCACACAAGATGTTGCAGTTAACGGTATTGGAGTTCCTACATCCGCAGATATTCAATATATTTCTTTTGAAGGTGGCCCAAATAAAGATCCCGACAACAAGGATCTTAAAAAAATATTTCCCGATATCAAGAATAGATATTCCGGCTCTAAAGGCGCAAATATCTATGACAAAACAAAATATAGACAGTCTAATTTACAATATAGCGCCAGTCAAGGATCGACAATTGAATTTTGGATGAAAAAGGCAGATCTAGTTGCTGCAGCCAAAACTACAGAAGAGTGCATATTCGATCTCTGGAACAACAGTCACATGGTCACAAGAGAGTACGGAAGACTGTCGCTCAGACTTATGACTTCTGATACAACCGATACTGCAACGCCGCTTGAGTTAATATACCAATCCGGATCAGCTAGCGGTTCGTTCACCTATACATCACTTAAAAAATCTGAAATGATTGACAATAAATGGCACCACTATGCTGTTACTTTAAAAACTGAAGGAACAGGTGCCTTAAAATCGGAATTGTATTTTGATGGCTCGCACAGAGAGAGTATCCTGAATCATGAAGTATATGGCACAGCAACCATTACAGTCACTGGTGGAGACACCACTGATTGGATACCGAGTACTGGCCAGTCAGGCAAGATTGCAATCTACGACGCGGCTAACAAACTCGTTCTCTTCATACCCTCTGCAAACTTACCTAGTAACGTCGGCACGGATGCAGCTGCAAAAGTTTCAGATAATGTTTATACTTTTGCCGTTAACGATGATCCGGGCACGCAACTCATCGCTTCAAATCTCAAAAGGGCAATTGCTCTTGCTAGAGAAAATGGAGATCTTGACGTATTTGTAACAAATTATAATGTAAGCAATTCCGTCGTCAATTTGCAACAAGCGGCTCAAGGCGCCTCCCGAAATAAAGCGATTAAAACGTTTCACACACCTCCAGTAACTATATCTGGCTTCTCCGGAGGCAGCTCTGGTATGCTTAGCGAAGTTAAACCAGCTCAAAATTCAAATTCTGGCTCCATGTTGGGGATGATTGGTGCGTATAGGACCATTTCTGGCTCGCGACCACCGGGTCACGGAAAACTTTCGGCGTCAATTGATGAGTTTAGGTACTGGAAAACAAGAAGAAACGCAGAACAAATTGGCAGATTTTATCGTACTCAAGTTGGTGGTGGAACGAATGTAGATGATGCAAATACTGATTTAGGGGTCTATTTCAAATTTAATGAAGGGATAACAGGAAGGTCTAATATCGATGAAAGAGTCCTAGATTATTCCGGAAGAATTTCAAACGGGTATTGGAAAGGTTATTCTTCAACTTCCAGAAACACCGGTTCAGCTATAGTTGAGTCTAGTGCTTCTGCAACAGAGTTCAAAGATCCAATCATATACCCACTTCACCCAAAGGTCAAAGCCCTGCAGGACGAAAAAGTGGGACTTGGCCAAACTCATGATTATACAAATAATGGCGCGATTTATAGGAGCTTACCAGAGTGGATAACCTCTGAAGATAGCAAAAGTGGTTCAGAGCTTCTCAAATTAACTCAAATTATGGCGAGTTATTTTGATACTTTGGCCGTACAAATGAAAGAGTTACCCTCTCTTAAAGATCCTGGATACGTCAGCAGCAGTCACGAACCGTTTCCTTTTGGCAATCGAATGCTAGAAAATTCAGGATTTTTAACTCCTGATTTATTTGCTAATGCAAACGTTATTGAAGAATTTTTAGATCGAGACGAACAGAATACGTATGAAAATTCTTTATATAAAGTCAAAAATTTAATTTATCAGAACATTTACAATAATTTAACATATATTGCCAAGACGAAAGGAACTGAAAAATCTTTCAGAAATCTCATTCGCTGCTTTGGCGTGGATGACGAGTTGATTAATGTTAATATCTATGGAAATAACGTTGTTTACAAATTTGAAGATTCAGCAAGATACACAGATGTGAAGAAAAGGTATATAGATTTTAACAGTGCAGACAGAAATAGTGCTTGTATATTTCAGTATAAAGACCCATCAGAAATAAACTCAGTATCTTTTATAAGTGGTTCCGGAGGCTCGTACGAGGAACAACATGGCGCCGATAATTCTCCATTTATAGAAAAAGGTGCCTCTATAACATTTGAATACGAAGCAATCCTTCCAAAAACAAAAACTATATATGAGCAATTCAGTTATATTTATTCGGATTTGTCTTCGTCCATCGGCGGAGTCCACACAGCTAAAAGAACAAATGAGCTGCCTACGACAACAATTAGCGTACCGGATATAACTACACTTCCAAATCATGATAATTCTACTGCGTTAGTGATCACAAATACTGATGGTACCACAGTAACATTTGCAACAGATTCAGATACTGCTTTTGGTTCGTCTACAGCAACGGTCATAGGTACCAAAAACATAACGACCACCAATCAAGGCGCAGAAGCCATTTATAGGGCTTGTAGGGCTGCCATCGCTGCCGACCCACAAACTCTCAAAGCAACTATATCCAATTATACAGAATATTCAAATGATTCATTTGATTTAACACAGACAACCGGTGGAACAGCCGGCGAAACGACTTTTACTGGCGCCTTAACCACTTTAGATACTGCAACAGCAACAATTACTGTTACTGACTATACTGCCGTCCCACAAGATTCGTTTGTATTAGCCTTCACTCTCAAAGACGCTTCCGGCGGCTTCCATAACTTTAATTTTGATAGTAGTGTAAGTACTGTAACTAATAATACAATTGGTCTTTTAACGGTGGATAGCAATAACGATTTGGCTAGTAACATTTATCTAGCAATTGTTGATTCTACAGCGACCACATATGGAAAAATGACAGTTACAAATCTAGGTTCCGGAGTACTCAGAATAACACAGGCTACTGCAGGTACTATTGGCAACCAGACAAACAGTGATTATGCAGATGGTATCACCGTTGGTAGTTTTTCCGGCGGCGGTCCAACAATCATTGGAATTGGTAATGAAAATAAATATGCTATAGGCACAAAAGATGTTGGCTGGTCAAGCGATGATTTGGCAAATTTCCAAATATTTGCCACTAGGGACAAAATAGGTTCGGACAACGTCAAGTTTGTCTTGACTAGTACTGGCCCAGGCCCAGTGCCAGAATTGTCTAGTTCTTTGTTTTACAATGTTTACGACAATGAAAAATGGAATTTTGCAGTAAAAATTAGACCACAAAACTTCCCATGGGCAACAGGCGTTTCTGGCAGTTATCTAGATGATGAAGCTTCTCCAAATTATATTGTTGAATTTTACGGTGTCAACACTGCCGCCGATATAAAACAAAATAGTTTCTTATTAACCGGTTCATTAACAAGAGCTAATGGAGATGCCTTTCTCAAAAAACCAAAAAGGGTATTTGTCGGCGCCCATAAAACAGATTTCACAGGAACACTTTTACAAAAATCAGATGTAAAAATAGGTTCAGCTAGAGTTTGGATGGACTATCTTTCGAATGATGTCATTGATGCCCATGCAAGAGATGTGACAAATGTTGGAACAACACACCCATATGAAAGTGCATATCTTTTTGAAGCCGGCCGCGTTGAAAGTACGCCTGGCGATGATGCTGGCGCAGCTGGCGCACCCGGAGATTTCGCCCTTACAAGCTCATTTGGGTTTGTTCCACAGATTGAAACGTTAGCCCTCCATTGGGATTTCAATCAAGTGTCAGGCTCAGATCCAAGTGGCGAGATCAAAATTGGTGACTTTTCTTCGGGCTCAGTATACTGGACGGATTCTGCTGGTAATCTGGTCAAACAAAACAGTTATGGACCAATCGGCGCGATCACCGGTAGACAGCACACAGCCATAGGATACGACTTTCCCGCCTCCACAGAAAAGGCAGTAGACGTAGAGTATATAAGCTCAGCAAAACAACTTTTGCCAGAGCTTATTGGCAGCGCTGATATGATCAAAGTTCTTAGCGCTGACGATCTTTACTTTGAACGGGATACAAGACCAGAAAGCTATTATTTTGCTGCAGAAAAAAGTATGTACCGTGTTATTTCTGAAGAAATGTTAAATTTGTTTGCGACAATCAAAGATTTCAATAACTTGATAGGAGAGCCGGTAAATCGATATCGCCATTCATACAAAAGGATGGAGAAATTAAGACATTTATTCTTTCGAAGGCTCAAAAACACTCCAGATCTAGACAAATATATAGAATATTACAAATGGATCGACAAAGCTGTCAATGATATGATTGAACAACTTTTCCCCGCATCCGCAGCTTTTTCAGATAAATTACGGACAGTTGTTGAAAGCCATGTATTGGAGAGGAATAAATATGTTAGCAAATTTCCTACGATTGAGGATCAACTAGACAGGATCGCAGATGGGGAACTTCTAGCGATGCCGATCCCGGAAAATTACTTCACGTATATTTACAATCCAAACAAACAAGCTAGTGCTAGGAGAGAGACTGATTTTGCAACAATATTAGCACCTGCTACTCAGGGCCTAGGCAACACAGATCAAGAAAACTTTGATGCATGGTATGCGAACATTACACAGGATGAAATCGGTGAAGGCGAAATTACTTCTGGTGACGACGCCGTCGATGAAACCATAAAAGCTGTAATAGAGATTCAACCGCCTAGCCCCATGAAGCAGATTACAGCTAAACAACCAATGGTTACTAGAAAGCATTATATTTTTAGAGCGGAGATTAGACAAGGTCTTCATTCTGGCCATAACGTTCCTTCTGTTATGGGGCAATTTGTACCAACATTGTTACCAGGAGGCCCAGTCGATGGCGACGGTAACATACAGGACTATATAACTTTTAAAAAGGGTACATTCACGCTCAAAGACAGGCATAAGCCAACAGCAAATTCTCGTCCCCAATATGATCCTAGTCATGGAATTCTCAGATCTGATTACAAGGCAAGACTTAGTGCGGATGTAGAAAGCACTATAGACAACACCGGCGGCCCGACAACTCTAAGTCGATGGGCTGGTAGTCTTGTAAGTTTGTACATAGATTCTGATGATGACATCAAGTTCACCAACATACATAAAGATTTTGGACCATCTATTATGGGAGGTTCTGCCACTTTACAAGGACCATTTACTGAAAAATGGATCGGCGGTTCCGCCCACAGAAAAGTTGGCTTGAACATTCAACCAAAGTCTACTGATTCTGATGGCGACGGAAAATATAATGATTTTGACACCATCAGAGATCGACCAGAAAAATTTAGATTATCAGGTAGAGCAGAACTTTTGGATAAAAATTCAATTTATTCTGACCCGGGAACTGGAACAATAATAATAGGCTCAGGAAAAACTACTGACTGGGATACAAAAACTGTTGTAATAACAGATGTTATCAATTCCACAGTAGGAATAGACAAAAGCACTACAGGGAATGCCGTCACTTTCACAGGAAAAAGTGCTGATGCCGCAAACACTGTTGCCAAGGTCAGCTCCACATCATATACGTTTGGTGTTGCGTCAGATCCAGGCACGAGCAATGTAGCATCGTCTCTTCAAACTGCAGTTGCCCTCGCTAAAACAAACGGAGATCTTAATGTAACAGCAACAGTGGATACCGCAACTGTTTCTTTAGCTCAAGATATTGCAGGCGACTCCGGTAATAGCAGAATCACGACAACAATACTTGATCATCGAGGAAATTCAGACGCAGAGCTTACCGTATCTAACGCTGCTAATCTGAATGGCAATGACAAAGCAACTGCCACTGTTACTGTATCTTCCGCTAATGCTTTAGATGGTGCAGAAAAGGCAAGTACTATTATTACAGTTAACACATTGACAGCTGCAACTGCTACTATTACCGTAAGTAACGCCGCAAATATTACTGTCAATGATTCAGTTGAACTGGTTCCTCCTACTGGCACACCGCATTTTCTTATAGCCACCGAAAGTACAACCACTAGCGCTAACACGACAGGTCCTACGTATGCTATTGATGCTAGTAGTGCGAACAACACTGCAGCCAATATAACAACCGCTATCAACGCTCTTGATGATTTCAGTGCTACAAGATCCGATAACGTTGTCACAGTCACACAATCAATTGTTGGTTCCGATGGAGATACTGCAATTTCTGTGGCCGAACAATCGACTAGCGCCGGGATCTATGCAGGCAACGTTGCGGAAGGTACAATCACTTTTTCTGGTTGGCCCACGCCCGGCGACACTATTACGATAATCGACACTGCCGGCACATCAAAAGCATATGTAGCAGCCGCTGACGGCGCAGCACAAGACTTGACCACTAATCCCCCAACTTTCGACCGTGGCAATGGTGGCACTGAA